TGTTATCGCAAACATTCCAGAATCCATATGTTATCGCAAACATTCCAGAATCCATATGTTATCGCAAACATTCCAGAATCCATATGTTATCGCAAACATTCCAGAATCCATATGTTATCGCAAACATTCCAGAATCCATATGTTATCGCAAACATCACGGAATGTTACAATAGGTTACAAATGTGAAGTGACTTTACGGCATAGCTTGACTCCCTTGCGAATCTATGAACGCAGCGAAACCGACTGATTCGGCTTTTCTCGATTCGTTTCTACGTCACGGAAACAGTAACGAGTCAAGTCATAACTGCCATGCGCCCAGCGCATACGTTACAATATAACATATTGACAGCCAAATTCACGATTCGTTCTAATTAGTTTAATCATTAAACTATATAATCAGATTCCACACTCCTAAACCGTCCCATACCGAATCGGTGTCCGCCGATTTTTCCTGGCCTCGAATCAACCTTATCACAAATATTTTTACAATGGCAAGCCCCAATTTTCTGTTTGACTCTCTCCTGTGTTGCCTTCATTCTAAGAATCAATCGAAACGACACAAACAAGGAACACTCACAATGGCCCATAACCTTACACAAACGGAAATTGATGCCCTATGGGACGAAGGTTTCCGCCCATATGAAATTTACACCTGCAACAAAGAACCCGTGTATTACAATGGCCACCTGTTTGCAGCTGGCATGATTAAGGGCTGGCAAATTGAGTTTGTTTTCTCAACCCGTGAATTGCTAGAGTCTTACCCATACTTTGATGCAGTTATCGGCATTGACTCAATGACTAGCGTCGAAACGGTTTGGAAGGGGTGTTAATATGGAAAACCTGATCGACAACGCCCGCCAATCAATGAATCTTGCCTATGACAATGCCAAGAAAACTTACGTACTCGCAACCGAACTCAACGGAATCGTTACCCGCTTGGACATCCCGGCAATGTCAATGCGACAGGCTCAGGCTCATTCCGATACCTTGCGGAAGCTTATGCCCTCGACACCTGTTTTCGTCCTCAACCTCAACTCAATCTAACCCAAACCACGCCAACTAAAAGGAATAGTTACAATGGTAAGCAAAAATCAGACTTTCATCGCATATGAAGGCCCGTCTCTATATGACGGCAAACCTATCGTTGTTTTGATCCAAACCGGATCGTCTAACCGTAAAACCGGTAATATGGTTCAAACCTATATCCTGCGTAGTAATGTCGACCCTATCACCGCAAGCCGAACAGGGGAAGATTCTAGCATTTGTGGAACATGCCCGCACATGGGCAAACCGAATCCCGACTCGGACAAGGGGCAAGCGATAGGCCGCACTTGCTATGTAACCCTTGCGCACGGCCCATTAGGCAAATGGAAAGCTTACAAGGCGGGAAAGTACCCCCGAGTTACTGGCCACAAAGATATTAGGGCGTTAGGGCTAGGCCGTATGGTTCGACTCGGTACATACGGCGACCCAAGTGCTGTACCCCAATATATCTGGGAATCTCTTTTATCCGCTTGCGATGGCTGGACTAGTTATACCCATGGGAAAACAAACCTTGCGCCCAACATGCATATGACAAGCGCGGAAAGTCCTATGCAAGCAAAGGCGGCATGGGATAGGGGCGAACGTACTTTCCGAGTCATTAAGTCTCCGGACTCAATTATTAAGGGCAAGGAAATCTTATGCCCAGCTAGTGTAGAGGCGGGTCAACGTACCACTTGCGAGTCCTGTAAGTTGTGCGCGGGTGCTAGTATCAAAGCAAAATCGGTGGCAATCGTTGCTCACGGCATCGCTAAACGGAAAGCAAGGGAATTGGTCCAATGATGTATAGTGCAAAATTCTATGGTGAAGAAATGACCGTTCACTATACCGCAAGGGGAGTCGAGTCCTACCGCCCCGATATGGTAGAGGTAGATGACGTGGAAGTCTATTGTATGGAAATACTAGGGGTAGGCGTTGACTTTGATAAGCTGCCCGGCACATTGCAAGACGCTATCCTTGAACTGTCTTATGAGGTGGAATTCTACCCTGAGATCTAAGGAAAGGTTAAGAACATGAACAACTTTGCTAAATGGTCTGATGACATGGTCAGAGAATACTTTGATACCCATTGGAACGCCACATTACATGAAATAAGCGCCCTGTCTGGACGTACCAAGACTGATATTAAGCGGGTGCTTATGGGCTGATTTAAGCACCTTACAAGCACGACTCTAGTTACCCGCCTAGGTTACCCGCCTAGGTGGGTTTTTGGCGTCCTATGGCGCTTATATGTAGCCTATGGTTTTTGTGTTAATATGTTACCGCCCCAACAGGTTAGACCTAATATGAGTCCAGTCTAATTCCGGTATGAGTCCAGTTTGATACATGCGAATCAATTACTGTTGGGGTGGCCGAATCGCCTTCCTGTCAAGCAAAAATGTTTGTCAAGCGTTTATTTCTTGCGTTTTATTCCAATGTGTTGCACGAATGTCACACTAATGTTACCTCTGCGTTACCTTACGTCACTTTGCAATATTATGGGTTGACTCGTGGTGGGACCCTCTGTATTATACGCAGGTGATTCGGTGGGGGTGGGTATCCACCTATGAATCCAAAGGAAAGATTTACTTTAGGGTGCGTCAGAATGTCACATAGGGCGGAACTCTATCTGGCAACGTTCAAACACGTGCTACACACCAATATAGTGACAAATGTGTCACAGCTACAGAAAAAAATGAAAAATACTTAAACTTTCTTTCTTTAGAAATCAATGACTTATAAAATAGTTGCTGTTTGCTATGTTACAAATCCTAAAAAATACCCCTATAGTATAGTAGAGAGAGAGAGAGTAACTTAAGTTATAGCTAAAGTTTCTTCTTACAGCTCTTCAACTAGTAAGTGTAATAACTGAGTAAAGTAACTTAAGTTATAACTATAGTTGTCCTCCCTACGCTAGGCTGCTATCAGATTGTAGCACTAAGTTCAACCAAGACGTATGAGTTCATAGAAATTCTTGCTTACAGGTCTTGCCGATGGACTTTGTCTTGGAATCTGCGCTACCCACATAAGTTACTTTTTTATTGTAGCTAATTTAGGGTGTTGTAGATATTGCCCGTAGGGCAAGAACCACAAAGTCGTAAGACTGCGTCTTCCTCCAAAGTCCCCCCACAGAATAAAGAATTATAGTATTATGGCTGAGAAGCTCCCTTACAGTAAGAACGTAGAGAAGCACATCTTGGAGTGTATCCAAGGTGGTGTAGCTATTCGTCAGATGCTTGCTTCTATGCAACACCTTCAGGGAGCACCTCGGTCTCTGTCTACTATGTACAAGATATATGGTAGCTTCATTGAGACTGAGAGAGCTAAGATCAACGGTAAGGTTGGTAAGAAGGTCATTGACCAAGCACTAGAGGGAGACTTCAAGTCACAAGAACTCTTTCTACGTAGTAAAGGTGGATGGTCGCCAACTCAGACTAACATTGAAGTTGAGCAAGATACTGACCCTGACCTTGACGAGAGTGCAGCCGACACCCTACTGACGCTGCTTGGAATGAATGATGACCAACCCGACGAGAAAGATAACGGCTGATAACTTAAGACAGCTTCCTAAAGCTAAGGTTGACAGTCTCCTAAAGGAGCTTGGCCCTGCAAAGCTAGAAGAGCTTAAGCATGACTGGAACTTCTGGGCTAGAGACAATCAGTTAGAGCCTGAGGGTAAAGACTGGAACACTTGGTTCATCAATGCTGGCCGTGGTTTCGGTAAGACACGTTCGGGTGTTGAGTGGGTAAGAGAGAATGTTAAGCGTGGTTGTAAACGTATCGCTGCTGTAGCTTCTACTAACTCGGATATTGAACGGGTTATGGTTAAGGGTGAGAGTGGTTTCCTCTCTGTCTGCTGGAAGGGTGATAAGACCTACGCAGGTAAGAAGATGGGGTTCCCTGAGTGGTCACCTACTAAGCGGACACTCACATGGGAGAATGGTGCTCAGGTACAGTTCTTCTCTGCTGAGGAACCTGAGCGTCTCCGTGGTCCCCAGTTTGAATTAGCTTGGTGTGATGAGACGGCTGCATGGAATAAGGACATGGATACTTGGTCTATGTTGCAGTTCTGTATGCGTCTCGGTAAGCATCCACGCATCATGGTTACGACCACACCTAAGCCAACTAAGTTGATCCGTCAAATCCTTAAAGACCCTAAGACTGTAGTTACCACAGGGTCTACTTTTGATAACTCTGCTAACCTTGCTGGCACATACCTTAAGGCTGTTAAAGAGCAGTATGAGGGAACTAGACTTGGTAGGCAGGAGCTTTATGCTGAGGTCTTGGAGGAAGCACAAGGTGCTCTTTGGACTACAGCGATGTTGGATGATGCTTCAGTTAAGCATGAAGATGTCCCTGATCTTTCCCGTATTGTAGTTTCACTTGACCCTGCTGTCACAGCTAATGCTGAGAGTGACATGACAGGTATTATTGTAGCTGGTATTGATGTGAATGGTGTAGCTTACGTCTTAGGTGATTACACTGACAGACTATCTCCACAGGGTTGGGCTTCTAAAGCCATTGAACTCTACCACCAATACCAAGCAGATCGTATTGTCGCTGAGGTAAATCAAGGTGGTGATCTCGTTAAGACAACAATCCACAATCTTGATGAGGCGGTGTCCTACAAAGCTGTAAGAGCTTCCAGAGGGAAGTATGCTCGTGCCGAACCAATATCAGCCCTGTATGAAAGGGGTTTGGTAAAACACGTAGCTAATCCTCCTGATGGAGCCTCCCTTAATGAGCTAGAGACCCAACAGCGCACTTGGGAGCCTCTTGGTAAGATAGGTTCTCCTGACAGGCTTGACGCCTGTGTTTGGGCCTTAACAGAACTTTGTCTGGGGGGCTACTCTAAACCAAGACTTACTTTAGCTTACAGTAGTGCGAAGGGACTTTCTAAATGAAGACTTGTACTAGCTGTAAAGCTGAGAAAGATTTATCTCTGTTCTATATGCGCAAAGGTAAGCCAAGGTCTGAGTGCAAAGAGTGTACGCTAGCTCAGAACAAGAAGTCTATCAACCCAGAGGCTAAACTAAAAGCTCAAGCTAACTACCGTTCTCGCAACAGAGAAGAGCTTAACAGAAAGCACTCTGATTACAAAAAAGCTAATCGTCCTTTGTGTAATGCACAGTGGATGAAGTATCACGCAACAAAACGTAACGCAACACCAGCGTGGCTGACTAAAGGGCAAGAGGACGACATCAAAGCGATGTATGCACTTGCCAAGAAGTTTGAGAAGCTCTGCAACGTCGAGTATCATGTTGACCACATTGTTCCCTTAGCTGGTAAGGATATTTGCGGTCTTCATGTCCCTTGGAACCTACAACTACTACCTGCCAGCATAAACTTAGCCAAGGGCAACAGATACAATGGTAAAGAAACTCTCAGAGGCCGCAGCTAAAGCCACATTAGGCGTAGCTGGCGATAATACACATAACGGTCAAATCCGTGCTGATGAGTTTCTGCCTGAGCTTCGTGGCAAGAAGGCCATCCGTAAGTATCGTGAGATGCGTGACAATGATAGTACCATTGGTGCTGTCATGTATGCTGTTGAGCAAATCCTACGTGATGTTGAGCTACAAGTTAAACCAGCTAACGACAGTGCATCTGCTAAGGCAGAGAAAGAGTTTGTAGAGAGCATCTTCGATGATATGGAACACTCTCTTGATGACCACATTGCTGAGGCTATCTCTAATCTGTCGTATGGCTTTAGCTGGAATGAGATTGTCTATAAGCGTCGTGTTGGTCCTACTGAACGATCACCTAAGAAACGCTCTAAGTACACTGATGGTCGTATTGGTGTCCGTAAGATTGCTTCTCGTGCGCCTTGGACTATCGGTAAGTTTGATGTTGACCAGAAGACGGGTGAGGTTCTTGGGGTAGAGCAAGAAGTAGGCTTCATGGGTGGTAGGAACTACATTCCCACGAGCAAGTCTTTGTACTACCGAACTACCAGCCTCAATGGTGACCCATCTGGTCGTTCTATCCTTCGTAATGCTTATACGTCTTACGAATACTTGAATAACCTACAGTCCATTGAGGCTATCGCAGTTGAACGTGAGCTTGCAGGTATTCCTGTTGCTCGTATCCCTGCTGAGTATCTCTCTAACGATGCTTCTCCAGCACAAGCTGGTTTTGTCCACAACCTACAACAAATCCTTAGTGACGTTAAGTTTAACGAACAAGGTTACATCGTACTGCCTTCCGATACTTACCCTGATAAGGACGGAGCGCCTACCAATCAACGACTAGTTGACATTGAATTGATGTCGTCTAGCGGTAGCCGTAACATTAACATTGACCCTATTGTTCGTCGCTATCAGCATGATATTGCTCGTTCTATGTTATCTGAGTTTCTCCTTCTTGGATCGCAGGGTGGTTCATATGCCCTCTCTAAGTCGAAGACAGACCTGTTCCTCCGTGCGCTTGAGAGTTACATCCAAGCAATCGTGGACGTTCTCAACAAACAGTTGGTTGAACGTCTCTGGCAGTTGAACGGTCTGAACTACGATGATATGCCAACCATTGTGGCTGGTGATGTAGCTCCCCACGATCTTCGTGAGATTGCTGCCTTCCTTCGTAACCTTAACGGCGCTAACATTGATGTATCGTCTCACCCAGAGGTTATCAAAGACCTTATGGACATTGCTGAGTTAGACTACGACCCTGACGTTGGTAAGGAGCCTACAGATGATGCAGGGGCGTAGTGGTAACTGGACAAGACGTAACTTTGAAATACCAGACGCAAGACTTGTTCAAGCTGAACGTGAGATTGAACAGTTCTTCGGGGAAAAGGTATCTGTAGACGCTAAGGCTAAATCCCTTATCAAGTTTGGTAAGTCTGCCCCCCTAGCTACAGGCTCTCTTCAAACGATATGGACTGTCGGTGGTAATGAGACTTATGTTTCCACTAATACCATCGACAGTATTTCCTCTAGTTCAGCCTCTGACACTGAAGAGATTTACATTGAAGGTCACACAGTAACTGGAACTGGAACTGACCAACAGTTTACTTTTGTAACTCAGACTGTAACTCTTAATGGTCAGACTAGGGTGGCACTGCCTATCCCACTAGCTAGGGTGTCTATGGCCTTTAACAACAATGGTACACCTCTTGTTGGTCGTGTCGTTGTTTACGAGAACACTGCTCTTGTTGGTGGTATCCCTTCTGACACGACAAAGATACACATCGACATTCCCCTTGGGTTTCAGGAATCTTTTAAGGCTGCAACTACCTTCAGCAATACTGATTACTTTATCTGTACTGGTGGTTTTGGTTCTGTAAGCCTTAAACAAGATGGTGCTGCTGACTTCTATTTGGAAGTGAGAGAATCTGGTAAGGTCTTCCGGCAGGTTGCAGCTATCAGTGCCACTAATGCTGGCCCTTGGACTGTTAACTTTGATCCTGCTGTTATTATCCCTAAAAACTATGATGTTCGTGTGAGGTCTGAAACCTCCGCTAATAACCTCGTAGTGTTCACTAGCTTCCAAGGCTATCTCGCAAAGGTTATTGGATAATGAATAAGATACTAAAAGCACAATACGCCAATGACATCTTTACTACAGAACCAGAAGCTATTTCTCGTAGTATGGATATGGGCCTTGGTGGTGTAGTTCACGTCTCCGACTATAATGGGCAAGCCGTTTATATGCCCGCTGAGAGCCATGAGGCTTACTTGAGCTACTATGGTGGCACAGAACCTGAAGAAGCCCCCTCAGTGGACCGTATAGAGGCTCTCAGAGCTATTGTACAAGAGGTTCTCAAGGTAGACTTCGCTAAGGCTGAATATCAAGGTGAGAAAGTCACTCTTAACAAGCCTCGTCGTATCAAAGGTGGCAACAAGAAGTTTGAGGTCTTTGTACAAGACGGTGACAAGGTTAAACGAGTTACCTTCGGCGATCCTAACATGGAAATCCGTAGGGATGACCCTAAGGCTAGGGCAAACTTTCGCTCCCGACACTCTTGCGACAGTAAGAAAGATAAGACAACGGCTGGCTATTGGAGTTGCCGTATGTGGGAAGCAGATACATCGGTAGGTGAAATGACTAAAACTGACATTCAAGGTAAAATCCTCAAGACCGACGACGAACAGCGTATGGTCTTTGGCTGGGCCTCAGTAGTAACCGAAAAGGGTGAGCCTGTAGTAGACCGCCAAGGGGATGTTATCGAAGCTGACACTCTTGTGAAAGCTGTAAATGAATTTATGGAGCATGTGCGGGTTGGTAAGGCCATGCACTCAGGGGATCAAGTTGGTGTAGTTGTACACTCGCTCCCTGTCACTAAAGAAATTGGTGAAGCTCTTGGTATCCAGTCTGACCGTGAAGGATGGGTTGTCGCTTACAAAGTATTCGATGATGACATCTGGGCTATGGTCAAATCTGGTGAACTCGCTGCGTTCAGTATTGGTGGACGTGCTATGAAAGAGGAGATTTAATCTTGCCTAACCTCCTAAAAAACTTGCACCTTGAGGAACTTTCCCTAGTGGATCGTCCAGCCAATGCACAGGCAATGGTTAGCCTCTTCAAGCGTGACAATTCCGATGAGGATATTACTAAAATGACTGATGAAATGGAAGCCAAAGTAAAGGCGTACATGGAAGAAAAAGCATGTGGTAAAGAAGAGGCTATGAAAGCTCTTGGTTACGACATGGAGAAATCAGAAGAGGCCCCTGAAGCTGTTGAAGTAGACGTAGAAGCCCTCAAGGCTGACGTTGAAGCACTTAAGGCAGAGAAAGCCTCGCTTTCCGATGAGAACGAACGTCTCCGCAAGGGTCTTATTGACAACGGCTACGTAATCAAAGCTGAAGCTATCGAAAAGAAAGCTGAAGTAGAGATGCTGGAAGTTGAAGGTGAGATGGTCGCTAAGTCTGACATCCCTGCTCCAGTACTCAAAGCCCTCGAAGCTGCTGCTGTAGAGAAAGCTGACATTGAACTGACGAAACGTGCCGAGGAAGCTCTCCCGCACTTCTCTGTTGATGTAGCTAAAGCCCTCGTAGCAAAGTTCGCTGAGGAAGAAGCAATTATGGAAGCTCTTAAGGCCGCTGATGCAGCTTTTGAAGCAGCCATGCAAGAATTTGGTAAGTCCGATGTAGACGGTGAGTTCGCTACCTCTGTCGACAAACTAGATGCTCTCGTTAAGTCCTACATGGACGACAACCAACTCAAAAAGAGTGAATACGCCAAGGCTTACGCTGCTGTAGCTAAGACCGAAGAAGGCAAGTCACTTATCAACAAATCCTATAAAGGGGAATAATCATGGCCGTTATGCAGTCTCGCGATAACCGCACCTTCATTGCTGGGGAAGACCTGTCCGCAGCACAATTCAAATTCGTAACTCTTGAGTCGGATGGTCAAGTTGACCTTGCAGACTCTGCTGGTGAAAACGCTATCGGCGTTTGCCTCGTCGGTGCTGCTGCTGGTGCAGCCGTAACCGTATGCGTATCTGGTTCCGTTATGGTCGAAGCTGGTGGCACTATTGCTGCTGGTGCTGCCGTACAGACTGGTGCTGATGGCACAGCTTTGGCTGCTGCTACTGGTGACGTTGTAATGGGCTATGCCCGTGAAGCTGGTGTGGACGGTCAGATCATTGAGATCGAACTGATCCAAGGTGGCAACGTAGCAGCCTAACCTAGCATATAAAGGAATAATATAATGCCTCTTTTGACTCCCTCCGCAGTGCATATCGACCAGCCGCTGTCTAACCTGACGCTGGCATATGTACAAGAACAAACCAACTTCATCGCTGACAAAGTGTTCCCGACCGTGGGTGTGCAGCGTCAGTCGGACAAGTACTACATCTACGACCGTGCGGAAATGAACCGTTCGGGCGATGTTAAGAAACTTGCTCCTCGCACCGAAGTTAACCGCATCGGTATGACTATCTCGAATAGCTCCTACTATGCAGACGTATACGGTCTTGGCATGGACTTCGATGAGCAAACTCTTGCTAACGAAGATGCAATGCTGGAAGTTCGTTCTGCTGGTGCAGAAACTCTGGTCAACCGTCTCCTGATCCATCGTGAAGAGCAGTTCGCTGAAACCTTCTTCAAAGCTGACATCTGGGGTACAGACTACGATGGTGTAGCTAACGCTGACAACAACTTGGCTTCCGAAGTCACGCAGTGGTCGGACTACACCAACTCGACGCCAATCACTGATGTGACTACTGCTCGTCGCACCATGCAACTCAAGTCGGGTGGCTTCAAGCCGAACACTATGGTTGTCGGTAAAGAAGTTCGTGACATCCTTGTCAACCACCCTGATGTTCTGGCTCGCCTGAACGGTGGTGCAACTGTCACCAACACTGCTCTCATCACAGATGCTAAACTGGCAGAAATCTTCGAAGTCGAAAACTTCTTCGTTATGGAAGCTGTCAAGAACGATGCTGTTGAGGGTGCTGCTGAAGCTAATGCCTTTATCGGTGGTAAGTTTGCCCTTCTGGTGCACACGCCTCGCTCCGCTGGTCTTATGACCCCTGCTGCTGGTATGACCTTCGCATGGAACAACATCCCCGGTGCCAACAACCTTGGTATCACTGTTGAATCCTTCTCGGACGATGCGCTTAAGCGTCAGCAAGTTGCTGAACACATTCAAGTTAAAATGGCATACGACATGAAAATCGTTGGTGCTGACTTGGGTGTCTTCTTCAACACGATTGTAGCCTAACCTACCTTATACTAATGGGGAACCCTGAGCTTAGTCTTGGGGTTCCACCCAATCATAAAAGAACACAACAGTATTCATACATAATGGAGTAGTCCTATGCACCCAACTTACTTAGGCTGGCAAGTTGACTGGCCCGTCTTTATTAAGATGCCCGTAACTGCAAACGGGAAGAATTGGAAACGTGGTGAGCACTTTAACTGGTTAGAGCAAGGGATACCTCAAGATAAGGTAGCTACCCTTTACGCCTCTGGTTACATCCACCACAACTCAGAACTAGTAGTACAAAATAAGGTTGGGGACAGACTATCTGAGCTATCTGGCAAACAACTAGAGACTCTAGTCAACTTGCTTAACGCTGAAGTTAAATCTCGTACCTCTAGTACCTCTGAGTATAACACTAAGAAGTGTAAGAAGTCTAAGATTGATGATAAGCAACGTGGTCTTATTCGTCGCTTCCTCAACAACAACCGTTGGGTCACAGAAGACTTCTACACAATCCGAGATAAAATACTGAACGATTAAATAACTGGAGACGGCTAAATGGCTTGGTCTTACGATCCTACAGACTTGGACACAGCTACTAGTTCAGGTAGATTAAATACCGTCAGGCTCCTTGTAGGAGATACTGAAACAGTAGACCAACAAGTCCAGAACGAAGAGATTACCTTCGGGCTATCTGAGAATGGTGACAACGTATACTATGCTGGTGCATGGGTTGCTCGTGCCATTGCCTCTAAGTACTCTCGTAAGGTCAATACCTCACTTGATGGTGCTCTTAAGGCAGACTACAGTGACCTAGCTAAGCAGTATAAGGCTCTGGCTGATGACCTTGAGTATCAGGGCAAGACCTCAGGTGCTGCTATTGGTGTCCTAGCTGGTGGTATCACTAAGTCAGGTATAGAGGCTGTAAGAGCTAACACTAACCGTCTTGAGGGTTCCTTCCGTAGAGACCGTTTCAATAACCCTCCGAGCTACCAAACCCCTGAGTATGAATAAGGAGTAGGTTATTATGTCCTTTCGACCATACGACCTACTTCATCTTGTTAGGGACTTCGGGGAGAGTTTAACTCTATCTAAAGTTACTTCTGAGGGTACGTACAACCCAGCTACAGGTGAGGTAGACGGTTCGGCTACAACTGACTACGCCTTTACTGGATACTTCTACAACTACGATACAGGTATCTCAGGTAACATGGATACTATCGTAAGGGGAGTGCGTAAGTGCGTCATTCCTGCCCTTGACTTAGCTGTAGAGCCTGAGACTAACGATCTTGTTACTGGCAACAATGATGATGTTAAGATTGTATCTGTAGTCACTATCTTCAGTAACGGAACTCCAGTGTGTTACCTCTGTGACGTGAGGGAATAACAGTGGCCAAGCAAACTACTATCAAGGTCAACAAGAGTTTTGACAACAAGATGATGTTGTTACAGCAAACTGCTGAAGAGCGAATTAAAGATGAACTCTTCTCTATTGCTGACTACGCTATTGCAATCTCCCCAGTAGACACTGGTGCTTATGTAGAGAGCTTCTCTATGTTACCTGCGGGTCAAGGTGGTGGACGCTCTAAAAGTTCGGGAGCAAGAACTGCAAGCGTTAAGAAGGGTACAGCCTCACGACAACAGTTCGCTGATATTGCTAGGTCAAACCTCTACAGTGATATTGAGAAGTTTAGCTTAGAGACCTCTGACAAAGTGACCTTAAGAAACCGTGCTCCTCATGCTCGTGAGGTAGAGGATAAACATGGTTGGTCAGTATTTACGAAAGTGAGGAATAAGTTTGCCTAGTATCTATAACGACATTCGTGCCGCACTTGAGACTCACCTCTCTAATGTGTCTGGTATCCCCTCAGTAGCCTATGAGAACGTCTCATTTGAGCCACAGACGGGCACTAGCTTCCTTCAGGTAATGTTCCTCCCTACGGAACGTAGACCTGCTGTACGGGGCTTAAATCCACAACAACGGTATCAGGGTGTCTTTTCCATTCTGGTCCATACCCCAGAGGGCAAAGGGCCAAAGGAAGCTGACGATTATGCTAACACATTGCTAGAGGCATTTGAGGCAACTACAGACATCTCCTTCACAAACTCTGACCTCGAAACAATCAAGGTATCCCTCGACTACGCAGAACGACAGCAAGGCATCTTAGACAGCCCTTGGTATTATGTTCGAGTAGACATTGGGTGGTACATCTTTAAATAACTTCCCACAGGAGACTTTAATATGGCCTTTGCACAGGGTTCACGCTCCAGCCTGTCCTACATCGTAGAATCTACGTTTGGTACGACGCCTGCTGGCAACTTCACTAACCTTCCTTTCAGCACTCACTCTTTGAACCTTACCAAAGACCGTGTTGCTGGTAACGACATCCAAGCTGACCGTATGCCTCGTGTAGATCGTCATGGCAACCGTCAAGTAGCTGGTGACATTGTAGTTGATCTTCGTGATGCTGACTATGACGCCTTCCTTGAATCAGCTATGCTCAACACATGGTCTACTGACGTACTTAAAGTTGGCACAACCCCCAAGTTCTTCTCTATCGAAGACTATGCTGCTGATATTGACCAAGCTCGTGTGTTCACAGGTATGGCAGTTTCCACTATGGGTGTCTCGCTTGCCCCTAACCAGATGGTAACAACTACCTTCGGTATGGTGGGTAAAGACATGACCATCGGTGGCACTGAGAAGACGCAAGATGCTGCCTCAGGTGCTGCACCATTCGACAGCTACTCAGGTGACATTGGTATCGGTAACGTAGGTGGTGCATCTGCTGTAGCTATCGTAACTGGTCTGGACTTTACACTGACTAACTCTTTTGCTCCTACATTCGTGATCGGTGACGATAGTGCGCCTTCACTTGAGTATGGTCGTGCAGAAGTAGAAGGCACCCTCACAGCTTACTTCGAAGACGCTTCTCTTATCAGCCGTTTCCTCAACGAGACGGAGACTGAGATTGAAGTATCAGTAGATGACCCTACGGGCGGTAATGCTTACACGTTCCTGTTCCCTAAAGTCAAGATCAACTCTGCTGACGTTGGTGTAGACGGTCCTAACAGCCGTATCATCAGTATGTCTTTCGTAGCTCTCTATGACACTACAGAAGGTACTAACCTTAAGATCACACGTCCAGCATAAACTAATACCTACGTAGGTACGTGGAGGCCCTTTAGTCGGGTAGAGGGTCTCCACACTAACATATAAACCCGACATAATCCCGAAGGAACCCCGACAATGGATTTACAAGATTTAACACCATCTACAGACACTATTGAGGTCACACTACTTCACCCTAACACAGATGAGGTGCTGAAGAATGACGATAAGACCCCAATGGTTATCACCTTGTATGCACCACACTCTAAGGTTTACAAGTCCGCAATGCACGAACAGACTAATAAGCAGTTGAAGAAGGTTCGAAGCGGAAAGAAAGACTTAGATGTTACCGCAGAAGACATCGAACAATCGTCTTTAGATGTTCTTGCTAAGGCGACAAAAGAGTGGAACATTACGTATAAAGGCGAAACACCCAAGCTGAGTAAAGCAAAAGAGGTGTACGAAGAGGTGTTCTGGATCAAGGACCAGATTGAGGAGGCTCTTAAAACCTCTCTGGATTTTACGAAGAAGTAGTGTCAGACCTTTGTATCTGGGCTGAGTTTCACTTTAAGTTGAACCTCCCTGACAAAGATGGCATTACATCCCGTGAACACTTAGAACAAGTAGAAAGGCAGACTGGACGTAGACCTGAAGCACTGGAACCCCCGACAGACTTCCCAATGCTACTCGCTCACGTTTGGTCTGCCTTTTCTAGTTTGAGCAACACAAGAAT